CATTTGCTTGTTGAGCTTGCCTAAGATTTCGCTGACTAGCTTGAGATTTAATTTGAGAATCTATAAATTCTCTTTGTTTTGGACGCATATTATCCAATTCATCCATATCTAAAGCAGCTTTAGTAACTAAATTATTATAATTTGTTCTAGCAGTACCTTCATAAAATTCAGAATCAGCACTTTTTTTCATTAATTCATATCCTTTCAATAAATTATCTTGACGAACACCATCAATCATAGCCTTAACGTTATCAATTTGAGCAGCTTTAAGCTGGGTATCATAATAGGCATCAAGAGCCATACCAGCGGGACGAGTAAGGTCAATCTGAGGAGCAGTTGGAGAGTAAGACTGAGGAGATGAACTACGTACAACAGGAGAATTAGACATCTGGCCATAAATTAAATTAGGATTAAGGCCAGCTTCTTTAAAACGAGCCATTTGTTCTTTAGGACTATTGTATTGATTTTGCATATTCCAATCTGCAAGTGCATCTGCACGTTGCTTATCATACATTTCCTTAGAATAACTAAGTTGAGAACTATTGGTTCCCATTTGTGAACCAGCATTTAATAAACCACCTAATAAGGAGGCACCACCAGTAATAATACTAGGTAATAAGGAGGCTATAGGCATAGTTTTTTTATTTTTTTTATTTTTTTTGACACATTAAAAGTAGTGTTTTTATTTCAATTATCACTCTACTTCGTGCCGTTCACATTTCAAATATAACACTTTTTTTTAATTTAGTGTCAATTAGCACTAATATATCAAGGATTATTAGTGCATATCGCCCCTCATCGGGGCTTTTGAGGAACGAAATCCAGGGCAAAGCCCTTACGATTCCGTTTCCTCGGTTTTGATAACTCCTTCTGAGTTATCAACATTGTTATCCACATTTGTGGAAACATTTTTTTTGTATTTTTCAATAGTACTTTTAGCTGATTCTTTTAAATCAGCAATTTCTGTTAAATCCAATGTCCTGTAATCAGGCATTGTATCATCTTCATCATAATACTCATCAAGGCGACCGCCTACAGGTAAACCCCTTGAATATCGTTCTAATATAGTTCGAATACTCATAGTTTGGTCAGGAACAGTCATAGAAGGAGAATTATTAACTTCTCCTAAATATGGAAACTCATCAGCATTCAAAGCTGATTTATAAACAATCTTTTTCATATTTTATCTAATTTATCTCTACCCATCTGGGTATTTTTATACATTGATTCAAAAGAACTTTGATGTCTACCAACTAATATACGTTCTGCAAATTCACCAAATTCTTCAACTAATTTTAATTCAGCTTTAGTAGCTTCATCAGACATAACGACTTTTAAATGATTATTTATTAATAGCTTTTGTGTCTCAGAATATAATTTATTTTTATAATATCTTGGCATTGCAATTTTTTTACCATCCTTAATAGGAACATACATACGATTTAATAAATCGTTTTTATGCCATTTTTGCATAGCATCTGTAATATAGTTAACTCCTAAACCTTTAGACATTAAAGAAAATTCTTTTATTCTATCATCATTTTGATGTTTTGGAATTTTACCAGGTTTCTGCATATATTTCAAAGTATATCCTATAGAAGCTTCATTAACTTCGCCAATATATATAGTACCAAAAGGTACATAACCATGCCCAGCGCGATACTCGCTCCAAGCTCTTTCCACTTTTTCTGCATCAGCATTAAATATAATCATATGATAATGAGGGCGATCTCTTTTACTTCCATATTCACCACATACATAATACTTAAGTTTTTTATCGGACAACTTCCGTAAACGTTTCATATAAGTTTGGATGTCCCTTTTATTTAGAGTCATATATCCATTCCTAGTAAGAGGTACGTATTTTGTATCATATGTAAGCGTAACAAATAAAGCAGTTTCAGAGCGCTCGCCCTCTTTCATCAATCTAAAAGACCATCCCGATGTTCTCCGTTTCATACAATTAGGACATTTTCCACATGGAAGCGCCATCCATTGATTTGTAATTTTATCTCTAACTTGAAACGGAGTAATACATCGAGAACTCATTAAATAGTAGGTGTTCCGTACTTAGGCATTGGACGCGTAGCCTGTACCTTATTTAATACATGACAATACAATTTTTGAGCATCTGGATCAGTGACTGCAAATATACGATTAACTGACTCAGGTTTACATTCTACAAATTCCTGATTTAGAGCAGGCTCATTAGCAAAAATTCGACCTAAATGCCAATAATTTAGAGAGGTTCTAAAATCACCAGCAACACGAGAAGGCATATATTTATATTCAGCATATCTAGGAACATAACCAAAAGTATCTTCACTATTTGATGTATAAGCATAAATTTCTTTTAACTTAACTTCTTGTTCACCAATATTAGCAAAAGAAGGCCAGAAATAATCTAAAGGATCTAATCTAGTAAATGCCTTGTTAATTCCCTGCTGATAAGCAGTTTTAGGCATTACCGACATAATACCCATAATCCAACCATGTTCTTCAACATAATACGAACCAGCTTTACCACTAGAAACAGCAATACCATGTCCTGCCATATTACCCTGAGGTAATTCGCCTTGAGTACCGGAAGTATTTAATACTTCACTAATAACTACAGGAGTTTTAACACCAGTAATATATTCAGGACGTTGTAAACGAGCATCAGAAGATTTTACTCCAAAATGAGATAAAATACTTTCAATATAACGAGTACCTCCACGAGCATTTTTTTCTAACCATTCCTGTAAACGATAAGCACGACGTAAATCATTAATAGTAGTAGGTTCTACCGTAAGACCATCTACTTGCGCCCATAAATCAGTAAGTCCGGGATTAGAATCACCTAATACAACAGGATCACCAGAAGAACCATTTAAAGTAGTAGTACCAACATTAGAATAAATATTAGCATCTCCGTTAACTGCACCCAATGGAATATCTACAGCAGCTCCTTTTTGAGCAAAAGGTAATGAAGCCGTAAAGTAATCATGTTCCCAAGCGCGATTACGCATAGATAATTTATCGATAATATTAGCTACAGAAATAGTATTATTACCATCAACTAACTTATAATCAACACCATTAACTAAATTTTGATCTCGATAATATTCCATCCAAATAGCTAAGTAAGCATGTAAAGGAAGAGCATTAATTTTCTCAAATGTACTACCAGACGTAGGTGGGGTAATACCAATGTAATCCAACAAGCGTAAAACACCAGCATCTACAATATCAGCGTCAGCCACCCATCCATTATCTACACCATAATATGGAGCTTCAATAACTTCAGCAGGGCCAGAAGGTCCATTATTAGTAATAAATTTTTCCCAATTAGGCCATAATATACGATTAGGCACAAAGAAATAATGCATAGTTACATCCATTCTGTGCATAACAGGAGCAATTAGAGGGGCAAATCTAATAATAGACTCACATGAAATATCAAATTTATCACCTGGTACTACATCCAAAGCCATAATAGGAGTAAGTTCACCAATATTAGCAGATAACTTAACATCATGAGTTAAATCAAAATAATTTCTTTTAGGCTTCTTAAGCTGTATAGAATTAAATAAATTCCTTGCCATAATTATAAACGGATACCACCGCGTGACATATAATAAGTACGTGATACTTTACTTCTCTTGCCGTAACCTTTACGGCCGTAGGACTTACGTCCTTTGTAACCTCTACGATTTCTCATTTTCGTGTTGTTTTAAATTGTATAAAGTAATAGATAATAATGCACACACACTATCGAGTCTAGAAGCAAATACAGATTTTTGTTTATCATCTAAATCCATATTCTCTATAGTCTTGATAGACTCTTGAATATAATCATTAAACGGTTTAAGAAAACCGTATTTAGGAAATTCTTCATTACCAAAGAATTCATCATAAAGCTCATCGCTATTTTCTAATTTTTCCATTATTTAATTCTTTGATATGTATTTTGAATAATAGTTTTTCTAGGTAAAAATCTTTCTAATAAAGAACCACCAGGTAACATAGATAATAACTTAGAACCATAATTA